CGAAGGTAAATTCATTGGTTGAACAGAAACGAATTCTTTAGCAGCAATTTGCCCGAATACTTTTCTTACCAATGGTAAAGCTACACCAGCCCATTGAGCACCTGCTCCACCTGTAAAAGCGTCTCCGCCTGTAGCAGTAGATGATTGCTCAACAACTAGTTGCTTAGCTTGGTTTTCAAGAATCATACTCATGTTGTTCTTGTTAACCTCATTTAAACCTTCTAAAAGTCCTGTTTTATCCCACTTGTCTGCTAATCTAGCAGCGTCGCTCTGTACATTCTTCCAATTGGAAGCAGAGCTTTCTAAAAGTGAATTTAATTGTGACATTTTTAGTTATTTTTTATTTATATTATTATTATTTTAAACCAGCCAATTTCTTGAATCTTTCCACCATTGGGTCAGTTTCAATAATTGGTTTTTTAGTGTTAACATTTCCAGTAACTTTTGATGCTGTACCTAAAGATTCTTTAATTGGAGATTTTTTAGTCTTTAAACCTTCGTTTAAAGTTTCATATACCAATTTAGATTCTTTAACTGTATTAGCTTTATCAAAAGCACCTAATACTTTAACTTTTTGACTTTCTGTCAAAGTTTTTGCTTTGAAAATCTTGTTAGTGTATAACAATTTTGCATTAAGCAAATTAACTTCATTTAAGTCAGACTTTAAAGATTCGATTGTAGTGTAAGCTTCATCAAGTTCTTCTTCTTTTAAACCTACTTTACTCATAAGTTTAGCAAGATCATCTTTTACAGCTTTCATAAAATCTTCGTCATACTTGTTACCTTTACTATATGATGTGCTTGTAGGCGTACCTGCAGCAGCTTCATCAATTTCATCTTCCTCTTTTAAACCTACTTTACTCATAAGTTTTTGAAGGTCATCCTTTACGGCTTTCATGAAATCTTCATCATATTTGTTTTTGGAACTAGCTTTAACAGAAGTACTAATAGGGTTACCTACAGCTTCTTCCATTTTATCTTTATCGTCTTTCATTTTTTCGGAAATTTCAACGTCTACTTCTTCTTCGTCGTCTACTACTTCCATTTCGTCTTCTTCTTCGAAATTATCACCGGCTTCTAACTCACCAGATTTAACCATATCAGCAATTACGTCTTCAATGAAATCTTTGAGGTCGTCATCAGTCATGTCTTCAAGATCAATTTCTTCATCTTCCATGTCTTCTTTTTCGTCTTCCATACCATCTTCATAGCCTTCTTCCTCGGCATCTGTTCTGGCATCTTCGTCGATGTCCTCTTTTTCTTCATTTAAATCGCCCTCTAGTTCAGCTAAGATTTCATCTAGATCAATTTCTTCATCTAAATCTTCTTTTTTGCCTTCATCCATATCCTCTTTTTTACCTTCTTCCATTTTCTTGTCATCGTCTTCGTAATAAGATTTACCCATGCCTTCTTTTTGCATGTCGTCTTCTTTTTCTTCGTCCAATTCCATTTCTTCTAACTTTGCAGCTAGCATAGATTTAAGTTGAGGTGTGAATGCTTCTTCTAGAGCAGCTTTGGCGTTTGCGATAGCGGTTTCTTTGACGGTTTTAGCGTCAGCGATAGCTTCTTTGAGAATGTCTCTCTTTGCCATTATCCTAAAATTTAATTGTTTGGGAAATACGTTTATTTGGAAACGTAATAAAATTTATATTATGTCAATGCTATATGGGATAGCATATTTTACGGTTATACGTATATTGGAAGTCTTGAAGGTCGCTAAAATATAGGACAGTTTCCGTTTGCACATAGTATTTCTGTTACTATACTATTTGCTTTTGCGTAATGGTTTATGTTGTTTTCTTTACCTTCTTTTAATGCCATAAATGAACCTGGATTGGATGGTGTTGAAACAAAATCCCAACATAATAATTCAAAATCATCTTGTACTTCCATTAGTTCACCATTTTGTTCTAGTGAACCCATTCCTCTGGATGATACACCTACTGAGATACCACTGTCTATTAGTGCTTTTAAAATGTTACCAGATGGGGTAGGTAAAATTTCTATTGTACCCATTACGTTATCTCCATCCCAATGCATTTCTTTTATGTTGTGTGAAACATTTTTTAAGTTGATTACTTGAGATTCAGGATGATCTAATTCCCCTGTTGCTCGGTTTTCATTAATTAATTCTTGGTACTTATCTATTTCTCTATCCCATAATTCTTTAGAGTAGTATCTACCATTACCATTTTTTACTTCAGCTGTGGCTAGTATACCTTCTACTAAAGGATTACCTCTTTCAGACATTTTACCTTCTGATAGTAAACCTTTGGATGGTTTAAATAATTGAGTTTCTATAAGTACTTGTTTCATATTAGTCTCCCATTTTAAGACCTAAATGTTGCACTACAAATTCTGCAATCTCATCTACATCCATACCTGCATCATATGCTGCTTCAGCTGCATCTGCTAATTCTTCCATATAGGTCATTTTATAACCTCCTACATCTTGCATATCATCTTCTTCTAAAGAAGCTATTTTTTCTGCTGATTCTTCAGCTGATTTTAAGTTTGAAGCTATTTCCTCAGATTCTTCTTTTGTAATTTCGTTTAAACCAAAAAAATCTTTATAATCTCTAGAAGAAAAAACATGATCTGTTACTAAACCACCTGCTACGGATATAGAATTTTCTTTTAAATTGCCATACCCCGAAGATTTATATTTACCTTTAGCTTCTTTAGGAACACCTAATGATACATTATCTTCTGTGTAACCTACATCTTCTCCAAATTGTCCGTTTTTAGTATAGTATATAGGATCTTTAGCTAAATTTTTAAATACTATGTCTTTAATTTCATCTATTGTTTTATCAGCATTTTTTTCTTGCTTCATTTCATAGTAGTATCCCATTTGAATTTGGCCAAAAATCATGTTATTAGGATCTTTTTTATCCTTATAATCATAATTCTTTTCAGCATCTTCTTCTACTTCTTTAGATACTTTTTTCTCTTCTGCTTTTGCCTCAGCTTCAGCTATAAAGTTTGCAAATGCTGTTTCATATCCCTCTTTTTTTCTTTCTATTGGGTTACCTACCATAGGCATACCCACAAAATTTTCTGAAATAATATTCTTTTGTTTAAGGATAGTTGTTGCCTCCTTAAATGTAGAATTATTTTTAAGTAAGTTAGGGAATTTCGCTTTTGCTTCTTTAAGGAAGACTCCCTTATGGCCTTTACCTTCTTTAATTAATCTATATTGATTGGCTAATGTCTTCATTTCCTGCTTTTATTTGTTCTATAATATCATTTAATTCTGTTAGTATTGCATCCGTTGGGTATTTTATTCCATATGAACCCGGGTTTTCGTTGTAATACTCAGCTGTTCTATTTTTTGCATTTGATAACATTGGAAGAATTGTTTCTATTGTTTTTTCAATATCATCAAAAGCTTTAATTCTGTTTTCTTGGAAGTCATTATATTCAAATAACTTCTTTATATCGTAAGATTTAGGCTTGATTTTAGGTACAGGCTTATATCCTAGTTTATAGTAATAAATACTGGGGGATTTTTTACCTTTCTTCCTAAATGCAAAGGGTGTTGCATATTGTGCTCCTTCCCCACCCGCAAATGCATCTCCTCCTGTTGCCGTAGAAGATTGTTCTTTTAATCTTAATACCCTTTCATATTCTTCAGGGTAGTTTTTTCTAATATGTGATCTAAATGAATTAAATAAATTAGCTATATCAGTTGCAAATTTATCTATAGCAGGATCCATTTTAGTTTGTTCTGCTTTTTTATCTAAATCATTTAAAAATTCTCTGGCTTGTTGTAATGCTTTATATGTTGAAGAAAAATCAGCTGCACTTGCTACATCCCATTCTATTGCTCCAGTTTCAGGATCAATATCTGTTACTGTTGATTTTACACCTTTTCTTATTGCAGTGTCACCTACTTCTATTTCTTTAAGCTTGAACCTGTACATTTTTTACTTCTTGTATTAAATCGTAGTATTGTAACAGGTTAGTTAAATCATCATCCTTAACTTTAGATGTTTTATCTAATGTAGGAAGCATTTTAATTACTTCTTCTATTTTAATTTTAGTAACTTTATCTGTTACTTTAGAATTAAGCTCAGTTAAAGATTCTTTAATTTCATTTACCTTAGAATTGTAAAATTCTTTTAATCTTGGTGTGTTGTCTATTGATGTAATAAGTTCCTTAAGAATTTCTTTTTGTGGTTCTAATAGTGTATCGTACTTGTCATTAAATTTTTCAAGTAGTACTCTATAGGTTAATGTTCTTAAAGTTTTATCGTATTTTTGAAATTCATCTACTACAGTTTCTTTTTGTTCTTTAACTACAGGTTTTTCAGATAAATGTTCTAATATAGTAAGTTTATTATTTATTTCTAATTTAGGATTAGAAAATTCCTTAGTTGCTTTAATTTCAGTTAGCATATAAAAAGCAGCCTGAATTTTGTAGTTTGGTAACTTATGTCTAAAGAATTTAGTTACATCATAGTGTTTTTTAATTTCACTAATTAAATTATATTTTTGTCTTTTTAAAGCACCTCTATTTAGATTAGATGAGGTTTCTAATAGTGAATTTAAAATTAAATTAGCTTTTGCTTCAGATACTGTAGTATGCTTAGCTAATTGTTCGTATAACTTATATTCCCTTCCTAATTCAGTTTTGACAAAATGTTCTTTTAGTATTTTTCTTGCCGGTGAGTCAATGCCATCTAAAGTATCAGCAGTAATTTGACGTACTAATAGTTCAAAAAGAATACCAGAATTTTTGTACTTTGAATGTTTTATATTCATTCTTCGCAGTTTGGTTTATTTATAAATATATAAAAATATTTTATTCGTGTAATTGTGATTCATCTAAAAGTCCATTCCCCTTTTTTTCCTGTTCAAAAACAAGTTTTTTTCCTGTTTTTTTAGGGCCCGGTGCTTTTTTTAACATATTTTTATGTTCCATTGCTAGTGGAGAACCACCTCTAAATTTTGGTCTTAACTTACTAGATTCATTATCATCATTTTTCATACCTTTTCTACCTAGTGGATCTTTTCCAAATGCATTTTCTTGTTTACCCCGATCAGTATTTGATTCTTTTTTTCTACCTAATGGTGCTTTTTCATTATATCCATCTGGTACATTAGCTGGATCTGATTGGGTTCTACCCATTCCATATAGTGAAGCTAAATCATGTGGTGTACCATAAGATTTACCTGTTTCTAATGGGTCATTACCTTCTGCTTCTATTTGCGCTAATCTAAAATTACGTTTTTGATCTTGTTGTACTAAATCTCTATACTCATCATATTCATCTGCACTAAAGTGGAATATATTTTCATAAATCCAATCTGTAGGGATAATTTTACTATCAATCATAGATTGGGCTAATGTCATTTTTTCTGTCATTAATGCTACCCTTTCTTGATCGTATATAATTGATGGTGTAGTTAAACCTAATTCAAAATTTGTTAAGTTTTCATCTTTATAACCTTGAGTATATAAATGTACTAATGCTATCTTTTGTAATTCAGATACCATTATTCTTTGAATTCTTTCTATTGTACGAGCAAATCTAATATCTTGGGCTGCTAGTGTAGCTTTACCTTCAACTCCTTCTTCATATCCAATAAACGCTTTAGGTACTTTTAATGCTGCAAATAATTTATCTCTTAAATATTCTACATCTGCTATGCCATCATATTGTAATCCAGGTGTAGTATCTATTTTAGTAGCTGTATCATTTCCTCTAATTGGGATATAAAAATCTTCTAACATGTTTTGCATGTTATATCTTAGGTTATATTCCCCTGTTTTTTCATCCATGTGTGGAGTACGTTTCATTTTAGAAATAGTTTTTTGCATAAAATTTTCTATTTCATTAGGTGGAATGTTTCCCACATTAATATAGAATATTCGTTTTTCAGGCGCTCTTACTATACGATGTATTAACATCGCATCCTCCATTAGTGTGTATTGTTTAAACAGTTTACGTGCTGGTTCTATATAAGATCTACCATATGGGAGAAAGTTAGTATCAGTAAGTAACCTAAAATGAGCCATTTCATAGTTATCAAAAACAATATCTTTACCACTTACATCATTTGTAGTAGGCACATTATAATAACCATATCCTCCTGCTGAAACACCTTCTGGGTTCATAATATATTTTATGTCAGCTGGGTTATCAGGGTCACTTCCTTCTAATCTTTCAATGTGATATGCGTTGTAAGGTATAACATTATAAACACCAAATTTTTCTGCTATTTCTAATTTTAAGAAAAAATCTCCGTATTTACACATATTTCTAACCCAAGGCCATAGATTAAATTCTATGTTTAAAACATCATAAAATAAATTGTATAATATTTTTTGAATATTTTCATCGGATGATCTAATAGTTAGTACTTCACCCATATCATTTTTAAGTGTAGATTCATCTGCTATAACATCTAAAGCAGAAGCTATAATAGCATCTGTATCCATAGCGTCATATTCTGAGTATAATTGGGGTCTTAATGTTTGGTAATTAAAGTTACTTTGGTAACCATACAATGAAGTAGGTGATGTAGAATATAATCTATTAAATCTATCTACTAAAGAATTATTTTCATATTCTCCAGAAGATTGGATTTTATTAATATCCATAACCTTAAGTTGGTTACCCCCTTCGTTTCGAATTATTACATCTGTTGAGAATAATCTTTTTAGTCTTGTAAATAATCTAGTATCTGCCATTGTGTGTATATCGTATAAATT